CAGTGTTCCAGGCTTCTGCCATAGAGTTATGTTATCGTAGTCTTTCAACAACAAATCGGGAGAGTTAACTTCTACACTATTCTTCCAAAAGATATCGTGATTACCAATCAATGCGTGAAAGTCAATATCAAACTCAGCCAATCGGTCAAAGAAATATCTGCGACTCTCTGACAAAGAAACGAAGTTGATATACTTTCTACGGTCAAACAAATCTCCCAGCTGGATAATTGTTTTGATATCATTCTCTTTCAGATACGGAAAGAAATGATTTGTGTAGAACTCATCATAATATCGGTGAAACGCTAGGGAATCATTACGTACTCCAAAGTGCGTATCACCTAAAAGGCAAACCTTCATAAAAAATCCACTAATAGTTATTGTTGCGTATTATAGAACAATTGCAGTGAAATGTCAAGACTTTTTCTTAAGTACGGATGTTTTCTTTTTGGTTTTGGTTTCTGCAGCTGGTTTCTTTTTCTTTGTCTTAGTCGCTTCAAAACTCTCAATAAAGTCTTGGATAAATTCTTCGCTATACGCATCGTGCATCATACCATTAAGTTGATTCGTTACATGATCTTCACCAAGGTTCTGGATGAGTGTGTTAATAACTTCATTTTCCATTGCCTTAAACTTGATGTAAAGATGTTTCTTTTCCTTCTGTATCCTACGTAAGAATGCATAGTAAATAATCTGTGTAAAATATGAGAATGGATTCTTAGACTTTTCAGGATCAAAATTGTCAATGTACAATAGACAGTTTTCTACGCCATCTAACACCATATCTTCTCGGAATGTATAGTTTGCAAAGTTGGGTTTGCGAGATAAATGAGTAGCAATCTTAAACAGACATTCACCAATATAGTCAGGCACTCTAGGTCTTTCTTTTTCTGCACTCTTAGCCTTCATCACACTTTCACGGTAGATTGTGATCTGGTTAAGAAACTCTTTATTATCAACGTAGTGTTTGTTACTCATAATTACCTCATTACAAAAAAATTAAAAAATCGCTTGACATTCGCTTGACACAGTGGTACAATTGCGGTGTAGGCCATGATATGGATTACTCTAATGTACATCTTCATCCTTTCTCTTGTCTAATACTTTTTGAATCTTCTTCATAAATTCTGCTAAATCTTCATCTTTTTTAGTCATTGTATGTTCAACTTCATCTGTTAGATCTCTTTCTGATATAACGTTTAGATAAGATTCTTCCATATGTTGTGTTGGTTCGGCTATAGCAACAACACTAGTTTTATATACACGAAATGGTTTAGAGTAGTCACTACTAAAATCCCACTTAGCCACTTCAAGACTCATTGATTGTGTTTCCATATTAGGAAGTGCATTATAGATTTGAAAGGGCCCAGCAATCTCAATGTAAGAGATTGTTTCTGCAACAACAGTTCCAATGATTGTGTCACCGTTTGCTAGTTTAAATATTTTACATATGTCACTCATGATTTATCCTTTCAAATTAATTTTATAAATTTTATATTTAAACTTTTCTTCATTATACATTTTCATTCTTTCAATGAAATGATTCAAAGTGTAGTTAGGTTTCTTGCCGTGTGTTAGATCATCTGCTATATCATATAATACGGCATGCGTCTTATTATTACCCAGTCTTAATCCCCTACCGATAGACTGTAGAGTTCTAATCTTACTTTTACTAGGTGATGCAAATATCACATTGTGTAAGTTCTTTATATTTATACCAGTAGAAAATGTCCCATACGAAGCAACAATGATAGAGTTACTTTCGTTTTCTACTGATTGTCTTATATCCTCTCTTGTATCAATTTTAGTTTCGCCACTGACGTAAAACACGTTTCTATTGGTAGCATTTTCTTCAATGTCATTATACAACACTTTACCGTGTTTGTCGACAAATTGAAATAACAAAAGCGTATTACCGTCAAGTGATAGAGCCAAGTTCCTAATAAAGTTGTTCCTAGATTGTGACTCAACAATATACTTAAGTTCTTCTTGGTACTTGTACTTACTGATTAACTTACAATTGTCTTTAGTGTGTTTTAGAATAAGTGCCTTGACTTCAAAGTCTGCAAGATTACCATCATCCATTAGTTTTTTCGTGGTAGTTACTTTTTCTACTTTACCGAATAACCCCTCTAAAACAAGCTTATGTGTTTGTGTCCCATCTAAGGTTCCCGTAAACCCAAAACGGTAGGCACACCTCTCCATGTTCGTTAGAATGGACGTTAGAGACTTAGCCTTAAACTGATGCGCTTCATCACCAATAACAACATCAAATTGATCAAACCAAGATTTCTTTTGTTTGTAGATTGACTGCCACGTAGATATAATAATATTTTTATCAGTATCCTTTTCTGCGCCAGCCATAATTTGATGGACGTTATTTACGGAGTCGAAACCATAGTCCTCAAAATCTTTATACAACTGTCTCACCAAAGATGTTGTGGGAACAATGATCAAAGTCTTACCGTTAAGATATCTCATTGTCAAATAAATGATCAAAGACTTACCAGAAGCTGTCGGTGACAACAACAAAGTTCTGCGTTTTCTTATCGCATGTACAAATGCGTCAATCTGATAGTCTCTAGGTTCTAAGGTTAGATTGAGACCTTCAATAAATCTATTGGCCTCTGCAACAGAAAACTCTTCGTCATCATCTATAGAATCATCTTTGACTAATGTGTATCCACGATCATTGCAAAACTCTTCAAGGTATGGTATCAAACCATAGTAGAGTGTTCGGTTGTTAGAGTGGAATAGTCGTATTTTGCCGTCCCAGATTTTGTTCTTATACGCAGGCATAAACCGATAGCCGGGGACGTAGAAACAGAAATACTCATTCAGTTCCATTGCCTCACCACTACCACATATTACTGCAGCGTATACTTCATCTTGTTTGGCTACAACTATTTTTGTCACTACAACTCACCACCAGTTAGTTTCATATAATCTATCGCATTCTTAATTTGAAAGTTTCGTTGATTGAGATTTTTTACAATCTCTTCTAACAACGACATCTTTTCTTTTTGGTTGACAATCTTGATATTTGTTTGTATAATATCTTTGTCTGATTGCATATACATCTCAGCTTCTGTCTTCAACAGAATCTTCTCAAATGGTTCCCACCCACGTTCCTTGAGTTCCTCCTCCGACATCTTACCAGTATAGTACTCGTGTTTGGCGAGGTACATGTCTTTGTTTTGGAATTCAAAGGCTTTTAATCGGCGTCGTTCCTCATAATAAATCTTCATGTACTTACTATGTAGGACGGGAATGTTTAACGATTCTGCGCCAAGTTTTGTGTGATCAAGTATTGAGTCGTTCTTCCATTCTTCAATAATTTCATCAAGTGTCATAATATATCCATTACAGTTTTATAATCACGGTATTATACCACAGTCACCCCATTATGTCAATTTAGTTGCTTCCATATATGTGTATGCGAACGTCGCAGAAGTTGCGGGAAAGTCTTGACCTTCTGCAGAGCTTAGGTTGAAACCAGTAAGTTCAACGGGGAACAGATCATAGAACCTAACTTCTATGTTATCATTATTGGAGTTTGTTTTGATTAACAACGATGCGTCGGACTTAACGCTGTTGAGTTTTCCTTCAACTTGTGTTAATGTGCCCAACTTATTTAAAGTTTCTGGATTACCTAGATTTGTCATCCAGTTGTACAGTTCAAACCAAGACTGCATATCTTCATCGAGAATATATGTAATCTGCAATTGTTCGTAGGTTAGTTGATTACCAACCATAGGAACAGCCGTGAACGGCGACTGCACCTGAGAGGATTGCATGGTGATGCTAGGAACATTCACACTCTGAACAAAGAATGTAAAATTGGGTAACCGACTGATAACAAACTCGTATTTGTTATTCGGTAAAAAACTTGGGTTGTCTGGTGTCGCCATAAAAGTATCCTCTTGTTATGTGTATTTATAACGCACAAAAAAAGGGGCCCGATTGGACCCCTTTTTTGGATAACTCTCGTTGTAATGAATATTACAGGAGGTTAACAACCTTCATACGACGATAGTACAGGTTTGTGTTTTGAGTCAAAGCACCCTGAGTGGTTGCAGCAGCACCGTCAGCGAATGGGTTTGAAACCATACCGTAACGAGTCTTGAAACCAATCTTAGGTTGGAAAGAGTTTTGACCAACCGCACGTACCATCTGAAGAGGAACGTAAGGGCAATAAAAGAGACCTGAGTCATATGCAGAAGAACCCTTATAACCCATAACAGCATACTGACTACCAGCAGTGCCTTGGAAGTAAGGATCAATGTAGACTTTAACACGACCATTCATAACACCAGCAAAAGTGTTACCTGTGTCATCTACCTGAAGACTGTTAGACAGTGCAGGAGTGTAATCAAGAACACCGGCCATCTGAAGTGCAGAAGCAACGTCAGAAGAACAGATCATGATGTTACCCTTGCCGCGACGAGTGTCTTTAGCGATCTGGTTAGCTTCACGCTCCAATTGGAACATCAAACCCTTGAACTTTTCAACTGACCAACGACCATTTGCGTCAACGTCAAGGTCGAATGTACCAGAAGTAGCAGTATCAGCAGCACCAGCAACAGCGGTGTTGTGAACTGTACGAATAACTTCACGGTTGATTTCCGCAAGAATTTCTGTAGAAAGAATATTAGCAAGTTCTTGCTCGGCGTCCAAACCATGAACAGCTTTCAAGTCTTGCGCCAATTCCATCGTGTATTCCGCTTTCAGAGCACGTGACTTAGCAACAACACTTACTTTCTCAATTGAAAAGGCCATTTCATTGAATTGTGTGCCGCTTACACCAAGAGCTTCTGCTTCTGCAGTGGTCATACCAGTACCAGTAGTGTAACCACCAGCTGTAGGATCAGTACCAGCCTGCGAACCGCCTTCTCCACCTTGAGTATCACCGGCATCATTTACTGAAGAACCAGAGAAACCAGTATCGGCTTCATTATAGAACGCTTCGTCGCCGTCCTGTGCTGAATAACGTGAACGCATTGCGAAGATCAAACCTGTAGGACCAGACATAGGCTGTACACCAGCGATGTCATAAGCGATTAGGTTAGGCATAGCGCGACGAACCAATGAAATAAGCACAGGATCAACAAAGTTGATATTACCGGCGCTACCACCAGCGGTATCGGCAGATACACCCATAGCGTTATTTGGTGTTTCGTTCAACAATGAAGTCTGTTCGTGGTAACCACCAGATTGTGCTTCACGAACTGCAATTTCTTGGTTCTCAAGAAGTTGTGCAATAGTTGCACGCTTGTGAGAATCAACGAGCTTGGGCATATTTTCATGCTCAAGGATCGGTTCCCATTTTTTTACTAATACATCTGTTGACATAGTTTTCTCCTTTGAGTAAATTCTAACTCTTTTTTATTTATAAAAAATTACTTTTTGACGATGCGTGAAAGATTTTGAACGTAATGATTCATGGCAACAGAATTTGTATTTTCAACCAATTCTTCGGTTGAATCCTCTACCATGCTATCTTTCTCAGAAGATTCTTCAGCAGATTCTGTGAAGTACTTTTCTTTGATCATTTCGAGTTTTTCCTGAAGATCTTCTTCAGTATCAAACTCTACGTTTTCTGACAAAGACTTGAACTTCTCTACTTGAACTTCTGTCAAACCTTCAGAAACCTGTTCAACTACCTTTTCTTTCTTCAGTGATGCAACATGCTCATTGAGCTTGGCGTTTTCACTGATGGCGTTGTCAAGTTCACCCTTTAGAGACTCAACTTCAGTAGCGAGATTTTCAACTACGTCAACTTTGTCTTCGGGAATATCTACATAGTGTTCTGTGAAAAGGTTCTTAAGACCTACCATGAAGTCTTCTACCATTTCAGTACGAATACCACTTTCGATGGCGAGTTTATTTTCTTCCATCCATTCAGATACGACATACTCTAAATATTCATCAACTTTAGAGACTAAACCTTCGGTAAACTCTTCAGTTTGTTCTTCAAGTTTAGTGTCAAACTCTTCTTGCATTTGAACAGTTGCTTCTTTGACTCGCTCAGAAACAACAGCTTCAAAAACTGCTTTAGCTTTTGATTTGTACTCTTCAGACAAATCATCACCGGCAAACAACTCATCAACACTAATAGACTCTTCTTGAGTTTCAACAACTTCTTCAGTTGTTTCTACTTCTTGTTCTACCGTAGCGTCAACAGTGTTTTCCTCTAACTCATTCTGGATTTCTGCCGTCATACGATTCTCCTTTTAAGATTATATCAAGTATTAAGTTATTTATAAAATAACTGGATTTGACTTACAAGCTCTTGAGGAACGCTTCAAAAATTTGAAACTTTTTCTCTTGCAGCTCTTTGGAGGACGCCTTCTTAATGACTTTCTTGGAATGATCGATTTCTCTTTCCATCCAACACCCTTCTACACATACCCATTCTTTATTTTCCATAATGCCTCTAACAAAAGCATCAGGTGCAGAAGGATCTGCGACAATATCCGCAGCAGTAGCTAAGTGAAAATCATCTTTAACGATTTTATAACCTTCTTTGGAATCCACAAGAGTACCCATACCTCTTGTAGAAACGCCAAATTGTGCGCCTTCACCAATCAAATTCTTTACAATATTACCGTAAGGTGTGTCAAGTAATTTTGCCTTACCGTAAAAGTTGGTACCTTCGGCACGCAACTCTTTAATCAAGTGACTTACTCTTTCTAGATTGATCGTCGGACCTTCGGGGTGACCCAACTCACCAAAAGCCCTTCCTTTTGAAACATACTCTTCGTTGTATCTTTGAGTTTCTCGGTTCAATACCTCAAACGGATACAAACGGCCGTTTCTGTTAGGAATATCAGACTGCATAAAGATGCCCTCAATGAACATCTCTTTCTTACCGTCGTTGTTTTCTTCCGTAACTAACTCAATCTGTTCGTTTAGTTCTGTGATAAGTTTCATAGTTCTTTACCTTTATGCTTTACATAACCCTTCTTCATTTCTTTCTTCTTATCTTTATGGACCTGTGCCTTATTATACTTGTTGGCATGTTTCGCAACAGGATTATTTTTTACGTACTCTTTAAAAGATAACATGAT